TTTATTGAGTTTTCCAGTTCTTTGCGTTCTTAATGCCTTTACTATTTGTAAAGCCACTAATCGCACTCTCGAAACAGTTCCTGCTCTTATCCATGGAGACGATTTAGCTGCTTATGTCTCGCCGGAGGAAATCTCCTCGTGGAAAGCAATAGCTAAATCTATTGGATTGAACCTCTCGGTCGGTAAGAATTATGAATCGAAGAGATTTCTTTCAATTGATTCACAACTTTTTGTTTTGAACGGTGTATATAGTAATACTATATCTCATTCAACAGAAGCTGTTACTCAAAAGGAAAAGATCTCCACTATTCACAATTCAGTGTCGCAGACTTCCCGTCAGGGCTCATGTAGATTTGATGCCAAAAGGTGGGCAACGTTGTCGAATTTAAATTCGAGTACCGTTTATCCTGTTCCTTATTGGTATACAAATACAGATAAGCCTATCTCTGACAAGACTGAACCTTTAGGCCTAAGGGCCCCTAGTGTTAGTACCGCTGGTGACACTATGTCACTCACGAAAACTATTACTGGTAAGTTCAGACTTGTCCAGAGAGACGAGAATTCTAATCTCACGTGCAAAGATGCACTTTTGAATGGTTTTTCTAAAAAACACATTCTAAAGTATAGCTGTGATGCATTGAAGATTAGTCCGCGGTCACTGAATGTTTCTTATCGATTCGGTGGGTTAGGGTTAACTACAGACCCCGAGTACAAAGTATTGTTGAGAGATAAACTCATATATCTTTACTTATTATCTAATAAGTGGAAAATAAAGAGAATTTCTCTTAATACTTACATTGTACCCGAGATAATCCGTGAAATATTGGATGCCGATAAATGTAATCAAATTACAGAAATCGATCCAAACGCGGATCCATCTGAGTTAACATTAACCAAATGGGTTTCGAAGCAACTTTTCAAGTTGACAAAAGAGAAGTGGGGTTACAAGAGATTCAAAGTCCTTGATAACCTAACTTTTCAACATCCACTTGACACATTTAAATCAGTTATCATTCACTATGAAGATAACCGAGTTCAATGTTTACAGAAGCTTCTAGAGACTCTGAAACCGAAGGATTTACAGAAATGGGAAAGTTTGAACTATCAAACTAAACCCAAATCTTGTGTTCCAGGGGAATCCGACGTATATCTCAGACGCCGTCCCATACAAAGAAGTATTTTCAAACCTCAAACCTCAAATCGACTGATAACAATATCAGAAGAATAAAAATTTGTTTGTCCTCAAATCCTCTTAAGGGAAAATCATTCTATTTCCGCAGTGTCCTATATCCATTATAGG